GAACCACCCTGGCCCCAGTATTCATCCTTCATCGTATCCATGGTTTTAGGTTGACAAATCGGAAACGGTGGTGCGGTAAAGAACGCGGTAGTCGCACATGACAACGCCAGTTGGCTGATCACTCTCTACCAATTCCCACGATACGGACACCGGCTGTATATCCATTGCATAGCCGCCAAGTGTTAGATCAGTAGAAAGCTTGCTATGCAGGCTTTGAACAATCGGATCGGCAATCTGATCAGGGATATTGCCACGCACAATTACCGCAACCCGTACCCCTAGCCGCCAGGTCAACGTGGGCAGGCTGGTTTCAATTGTTGCGTCATCGCTGATCGGTTCGACTACCAGGGCCGGAACCTCTGATCTCCCGAACGCTTCCACCCGACTGCGAAACACTCGCCCACTAACTCCAGAGGTGCTGGCAAGGGCGGCCGCAATGGCGGTCAAGATTTGCTCGCGCTTGGTGGTCATGTCTTCATCAGCGAGACTTCACAAAAGCGTCCATCGTCAATCAGCCGCGTGTCTCGCACGGTGTAAGCCACACCATCAACGGTGATTGCATCGTTGTACTTCAGGCCCCCGAAATCAGCAGCCTTGGCCGTGAGTTGGTAATCGGTGCTGATCACCATCCCATCCGCCAGGATCTGCCCAGGCATGTCAAGGATGCCCAATGCCGTGGTGGCCCCTGAGGTGCAGCTCACCCCAAAGTCGCCCAAGAATACTGAGAGGTCTTCAGTCAGCGCCATCGGCCTTCACCTTTCGCGTGGCTCTGGGCTTGGCTTGTTCGACTGGTGCATCAACAGCGCGGCCCATGCGCAGAAGGTCTAGGGCGACATTGCTGTCTAGCTCATAAACTTTGCCGGCTTCAAGGAACTCCCCTTGCGCTGCGCAGTCGGTAGCAATTAAAACTTTCATAAAAAAAAAAGGGGCAGTTGCCTGCCCCCGCCTCCTATCAGGTGGTGATGTCCAAGATGGCAGCGAAGCTCTTGGGATCACGGACAGCCACGTCGTAGGTGACGATGCCGCGAACGCTGGTCAGAGCCTTACTGAAGTCGTCTTGGTCCTCACCAATCGTGATTTCTAGACCGTTACCCCAGAAGCCAACCATGGCTTGCGAGAAGTCACCCATCAGCAGAGCCGAGCAAACCGCGGAGCTAGAGCCCTTGGTCAGGGTGCTAGGCACTTGGTTAGAGGCAGCCAATGCGTACCCGTTCAATACGCCAGGGGTAGGTCCACGGCCCAGGCCAGCGGCGTCGGTGTTAAACAGGAAAGGGCCGTCACCAGTAGTGGAACCACCAGCGCGGATTTTCTTCAGTGCAGCCAGCACCTTGTAGTTGGTGAGGTATGCAACAGAGTTTGCGTTGACAGCACCGTTGACTGTCATCACAGCAGCTTCCAAATCAACCACTTTCTCAAGGGTGACTGCGCCACCGTTGGTGCCCATGGCAACAGAGCCAATGCCGGAGGTCTGCATGATCCCTGTGGGTTGGCCGGATGAACCGGAACCGTTCAGGATGCCCAGGTCGATGGCGAGGTTGATGCCGTCGGTGAGGTCCCGGCGAACCAACTCTTCAATGCCAGGAGTGCCCTGGAGAAGTGTCTGGCGGCTGTACTTAGAAAGTGCGGCCAGGTTCTTAGGAGCCATCGTCACCTGATCGAAAGTCGATTCCGACTGGGTGATCGCGGTGGTCTGGCTGCTGAGGTAATAGGTAGAAGCAACACCAGAGCGGCGGGGGATTGCCACGTTGCCAACCAGGCCGGGCATGGTGCGAACACCAAGCTGGAGCAGGGTTGCGTTATTTCGCAGGAACTCGATGAAGTCCTGATCGAGCAGGTCGGTCTGCACCAAGTTGCCGCCGGTTGTGGTGCCGGAAGTGACGTAGGTGGCGCGTTGGCTTAAAGCAGAAAAGGGAACAAAGAAGCTGCGCTCGGTTGTCTTGGCGACACCGGACTTTTCAACTTCCTTGCTGAGTTCACGCACCAGGCCAGCTTCACGGCTAGACCAGTCGCCGGTCAGCATTGCGCGGATGCCAGCAGTCAGGCTGTAGGAAGAACGCTCTTGCGAGGCCATCTCCACAGGTGCCACTGTTTCAACAGTTTTGGCGCCAATTTTGTCAAGAACAGCAGCGCGAGCCTCATCAAGACTGCGGCCAGATTCGATCATTTGGCGGCCAATATCGGCCATGCCATGCTTTTCGGTAAGTGCGGTAATTCCGTTGATGCGAGCGCGCTCGGCTTTAGCAGCTTCCTGGGCCGCTTCAGCCCGCACGCCCGAAAGATCGAGTGTTGTTTCCATTTGAACCTCAGGTTCTGGTTGTGTGGGTTGTGATACGGCAGTTGCCGCAGGTTGAGCGCTAAAGGCACGCCCTAATCCTACTGAGGGATCAGCAGGTATAGATACCAAACTCACCTCCATTGCAGTCCAAGAGTTAGCGACAAAATCGCCAGAAGCTCTTTGTTCTAGGTCGGTGATTTGATAGCCAAAGCTGACATTCCGAAGGATGCCATCCTTGACATCCGTAAGCACTTCTTGAGCAAACGGATTCTTGCTAAATCGGACGCTGACGTAACCGCGCTTCTTGGTGTCGTCGATCCAGCCGCGCTCCACAACACCGATTACCTTGTCGGGATCATGGTTGAACAGCAATGGAGCACCATCGTTGAGCCTGCTCAAATCAGCAGCGTTCCGGTCATGACTCAGCACCTCATTGCCGAAATAGCGAGCAACGGGATACTCAGAACTAAAAGGGAATTCAATCGAACGCTCGTCCTCACCGACAGTAAAATCAGTTACTTCAAAGCGTTGCAGCAGTTGCCCTTCCAAGTCACGCGATAGGTCCATCGCTTTCATTACCTATTTGGTTTGTTTCCATGTTATCGGCAGTTTCTTGTGCCGTTTCTGTAGGTTCCAACGCCGGGTTTTCTGTCTGTTCGTGTTCGTTTTCTGGGTTGGTGTCGAAGTAGAGGTCTAGCTCTTCAGCGCGGTCTACTTCTGCTTTGCGTGCAACTAGCAGCTCTTCAAGGTCACCGCCTTGCTCGGCAACAACCTCGGCTTGCGTCTTAAAGCCACAGCGCACTGCATCCTTGTATGCACTGATTTCCTTGCTTGGGTCGATGTAGCTCCACCCACGAGGAAACCAACGCACGTTGCGGTAGCGGTCAGGGTCTGTTTCGTAGACCGGCAGGTTTAGCTCACCCGCCAACACAGCCATTTCAAGCCATGCCTCAAATACTGGCTGGTGAAAGTTTTCAATCATCCATTGCTGCAATGCCTTCCAGTTGTCGCGCTCTTCCAGCAAGCTCAGCCGCGAACTGCTGTAGTTGCTCTGGCTGTAGTCAGAAGAAATCGTTGTATAGGCGCAACCCACGCCAGCAGCAACAGCACGCAGCATTGAACGCAGGAATGGCTCAAGCTGTCCGTCGGGGGCATCAAGATTGGGGACTGTGACCGTTTCGCCAGGCGCCAAGTATTTGAAAACCCCAGGCTCAAACGATGTAACCCGCTCGCCATCTATCAGGTCATCACCTTGCAGTTCGCCCTCCGGTGACGTAATAAACCCCATGAGCGCTGACGATGCCCTTTGCCGAATGACAGCCGCTTGCTCAAAACCATCCACTTGATGAAGACGCTGAATAGCGCTTGCCAGCCATGGAACGCCACGGGTCTGACCAGGCCTTTCACTGACGTACAAATGCAAAACTTCTGACGCCGGCACGAAGCGATGGCGCCCGCCCGGTGGCATACCGCCCAATCCGCTATCCCCTGGGTGCTTACGCAAGAATGCATATTGAACTGGCCGCCCCCAGCGATCCAACTCAACGCCCATCCGCCATTCATTACCTTCAACGGTGCTGCCGCCTGTGTAGGTGTCGTCAAGCAGGTCGCTTTCAATAACCTCAAGCGCAAATGGAAACTTGCTGCGACCAAACGGTTGACGAACCAACCTGGCAAATACCTCCCCGTCTTGAGCCACTGCGCTAATTAGCAATCTCGACATGTCCGAGAAGCACAGTCGGCCAGCGGTGTGACATGAATCCTTGCGGCCCCATTTCGACCAAGCCGTTTCGATGGCGTCATTCATGACAGCATCAAACCTTCCACCGCCGCGCTGCATCCGCACTTGTGCCTGCAGCCTTACGCCAGTGCCAATGACGTTGTTGCGCACTGCACGGATTGTCTGCTGCGCGTAGCTGTTGTCTCTGACTAGTTGCCGACTGCGATTGCGGAGTCTTGGCAAACTGCCCTTGATCTCTGCATCAGCGCTGGTGCCGCTGGTTATCCAATCAGAAGTTAAGCGGCTGACCCGAGCACCTTCATACATGCGCTGCCGTGGCGCCTGCGTAGGGGTAGCAGGGTTGCGGTTGAACAATTCGCGGATGGCAGATCTGATACCCATTAGAACCTCACGAACAAGCTATGGGGATTACCAAGGCCGTTGGCAATCATTGACGCTTTCTTCTCTCGAACCACTTCCGCCTTGAGTTTAGATTCAAGAGCTAGCAATTCAGACAAATCATATTTCTTGAGTCTGCGCGTGCCAATTGTGTACTCCTGAACAACCCCAGAGCTGACAAGTGCCCGGATTGCGGACTGCACCGATTCCAAGTCTTTTTGGGATTGGCTGCGTCCATCAAATGCAGCAGGGGCGCCGGTGTAATTCAGGCCACGTTCTACCGTGAGCTGCCCAGCGCCAAGGGTGTGCGAGACACTGCCTGCTGTCGCTATAGCCTGCCAATACCAAGTGCCAGCATCAAAGCCTGTGCTTGTGCCTGCTGCAATGGTGAACTCCCAGCCGGAGCCATAGGCGCTACCCACAACCGTGGCGCCCTCGCTAGCGGCGTTGAACCGCAGGTAATAGGTCAGTGCATAGCTGCTGCTGCTGATCGCATTGCCAAGCGAATCCGTGCCATCAACATCCCGCCATTGGATCGTGGCCCCCGCCCTGATTGTTGCTGGAATCTGCATCACCAACCAGACACAAAGGAGGGCGCTGCAGCCTTCTGTGTAGATATTACCGATGGCTTTCTGCCCTCTAATCGCGCTTGCAGTTGGTCCCAGATTGTGCGGCGATCAAAGCGGCGATAGAGCAAATGCAACGCAGCCACGCTATAGACGCAGGTATCAAGCGCCTCGTTTCTGGCGTTGCTTTTTTTGACGTACTCGCTTGATGGCATTCCCGCCCGATTGAACCGGGTCACCTTGCGCTCTGCTGTGAGCTGCTCGAAGTATTCCTGCGTAGCCGCAAGGCCAAAGTGCAGAAACCCTGGGCCAGGTTCGGTGTTGGTGCGTAGGCGACCAAAGATGCTGTCTTTGATTGTGTCGGTGCCGACGCTGTAGACCGATGCCCCGCGCTTGACGGTCCTGCCTTTGAGGTTCAGGTCAACCTTTGATTCACGGCCAATGGGTGGTTTACCCCTAGTGCTCGCACCCTTGATCGCCACCACCATCTGGCCCTTGCGCGGGGTTCTGCAATAGCTGTAAACCTCGGCAGTGCAGTGGCCACCAGAGTCAACGCAGGCCGCCAAGACCTTGAGCTTCTTTCCATCCGCTCTGGGGTATTCCCCCTCGATCAAAACGTCGAGCTGCTTCCACACTTCGGTGCGCGTCGGGTCGCCCCAGAT